TAGAAAATGTGATGGAATGGCACATCGCTTTACAGAAGTGTGTCTTGTTATCGGGGGACTTCTCAGGAACGCTAGGCTCTGCAAATTCTGACGCATTTATCTTCCTAGACCCTCCTTATCGGGGCTCCTTCACTCAGTACGGTGTTGACTTTGACGACAACTTACAAAGAGAGGTCGTTAACTACCTGAACAAAGCTGCCGACAGAGGCGCAAAAGTCTTGATGTCTAACCGAGATGTCGGCGACGGCTTTTTTGAGGAGCTACAAGGCGATAATGATATGGTCTATTTCGACGTAACATATACCGCCGGCAGAAGGAAAAAGGAAGAGGACGGCTCTCACACAGCGAAGAAAGCACGGGAAATCTTGATGATATCCCGGACTCCACAGTAAACCATCCCGAAATGCCTAAGCCCTGACTATTTATAATCACAGGGAGTATTATAAATATGGACGCAAAGATTGACCAGTGGCTCGGTAAATGGGCATCAAGAAAACTCATGGTTTGGGCAACTGCCACAGGGATGTTGTATGCTGGGGCAGTCACGAGCCCCGATTGGGTGGCAATATCACTAGTCTACATAGGGATTCAGGGGTTAGCAGACATTGCAGCCAAGTGGAAACACGGCTGATGGATGCCTTTACTTCTTGGATAAAGCGGCTGTGGTGGAAGCTAACTTTGGCGACTATAGCTGCGGTATCAATCACTTATTACCTATACCGCCTCGTTTCACCGGCAGAGAAGACCTCTCCTATGTTGGACGCCTTACGAGAAAGCACAAACCTTGCTCTTAAGGAATCCGAGATCCGTGCTACACTAAGAAAAGAAAACATAGGAGCTATAAAAATCGTTTACGAAGCTCGCCTTAAAGGCACCAAAGAAATAGAAGACAGAACAGAACGTCTAAACGCCCTAATCAAACTCTACAAAGAGTTAGGCGCATAAGGAGACCCACAAATGGTAGAGATTCCCACACTAGATATTGAGGATTACGATCCCGATCTAAACGAAGACACAGATACAGTAGAGGATCGCTCTGGCGGCGCATTGACTTATGCCATCGTCGGCGCTGGTCAAGGCGGCGGAAGAATGGCAAAAGCCTTTTTTGACATGGGCTATACTAAAACCGTAGTAGTGAACACGGCGAGATCAGACCTTAATGGGCTAGACCTCCCAGAGGACCAGAAGTTCTTGGTTGACGAGCACGGCGAACAGGGTGCCGGCAAAGACCAAGCGAAGGCACAAGCTGCCATTGAACGGAAAGAGCAAGAAGTATTCAACAAATTCCGAGAGGTATTTGGGAACAATGTTGACCGCATTTTAATCTGCTTGGGCGTCTCTGGCGGCTCCGGCGGAGGAACAGTCAACACACTTATCAAAGTAGCCAAGAAGTATTTCACTTATATCGGCGTTGAAGATGTTGATAAACGAGTTGGTGTGATCGCATCTCTGCCAACTGCCGGTGAATCTGCCAGCCCAACAGTGGCAAAGAACGCTCATGCTCGTATAACCCAGCTTTGTACTCTTGCCGAGAAGGGCAAGATTGCCCCCTTAATAATGGTAGATAACGAAAAGATCAAAAAGCTCTATCCAAAGCTAACGGTAAAGAAGTTCTGGACGACGATCAACAATACCGTCGCTGGACTTTTCCACGTGTTCAACATCCTTGCGAACAAGGACTCAGAATATACGACCTTTGACGCAACCGACTACGACAGTATTATGCGCCAACCCGGATGTATGATTATGGGAGTAACCGGAGTCAAGAACTTAGAATCAGAGACCGCCGTGTCTGCTGCCCTCAAGAAGAACTTAGAGAAGACTTTACTGGCAGAAGGATTTGATTTGACGACTGCTACGGGTGCAGCCTGCATTGTTGTCGGAAGCGAGCAAATCTTTGAAGAAACCGTCGGCTTAATGGACGGCATTGAATTCGGCTTTGACACCCTCGCTACCCTCACTGGCGGAGCAATGGTTCATCGTGGAATTTATGAGGATAAAAAGAAAGATAAGCTTGTCGCCTACACGCTGATCAGCGGACTAAAGCGCCCTGCCAAGCGAATAGAGGGACTAAAGAAGTTCTTGAAGTAAAATATGATAAGACTTCTTATTATAGTATCTTTGGCGATATCCTCTCAAGCCCATGCGGAAGAGGTCGCCAAATTTTCTCCCTTCCCTACTGTTGTCACTAAGGGCGACAGTACTTATATTGGGATTTTACTAAGCGAAGAAGAGTTCCGCAAGATACTTCAGAAGAGAATAGACTCTACAGCTACTTTGGGTACTTGTTCAGTTGACCGCCGTGTCTGCCTGCGCCAAAGAGAAATATACACTGCACAGATAAAGAGCCTTGAGGCAGAGATGTTAAGAAACGACTCATGGTTTTCTCGTAACCGAGGAGCACTTGGTATGATGACGGGACTGCTCATCGGCGCAGGAATGTCCGTCGCCATAGTGCATGGAGTATATCAGAAGTGAAGAAGGATTATAACTACATTGCTTCTGTAGAAAAAGCCATCGCCGAAAAGTATGGAAAATGCGCCGCCCAGGATTTTCGTGGTAGCTGGGACGAAGAATCCGAAAAGGACTACTTGGGGCAAATTAGAAAAAAGAACGAGATAAAAAATAGGGATAACTTCAAAAAAGAAGAAACTCTTGTGGGAGACATACGCATTACCCGCCGTGCAAAAGAAGAGGAAGAAGCCTCTAGAATCTGCCCGGTATGTAAAACATATTCATTTTCAATGAAAGATGATCTATATATGAATAGGTTTCAATGCTGCCATAAGTGTTTTTATGATTTTGTCGACGGCCAACAAAATAGGTGGGCTGACGACTGGCGACCAAACACTGACCAATTAAAGGCAGCACTAAAAAGGAGAAAGATTGATGGCTAACATTTTAGACATTGTGAGGGGCTTAAACCAAGCAGCCTCCAACGCACATGACGGTGCTTTAGACAAGGATGGCGAACCAGTCAAAGTCGGACTGCGCCGAGAAGAGGGCAACGCCGTGCTTGACAGTCGTCTAATGGACGGATTCTCGGTGAAGTTCTCAGCAGACAAAATGCTGGTTACATACCAGAGCGAAATCTTGATGAAAGAAGTCCACCCACGCAACCAGTTTGAGAATGGGATTGAGGAAAGGTTTGGCGATATAGTCAAGTTCCTCAAAAAGGAATACCGCAAGATAATGAAAGAGAGCGTTAGCCTGAAGGATCTCGGCGATGCTGATATTCTAGTGCAAGCAACTTCTCGTCATCGCAACTGGGTACAGGCAGTAAAGCAGTATAAGGTCGGCGGCGCTGACGGAGTAGATTCTCTCGGCGAAGTATCTAGCGACAAATTGGATGCAAATATAAAGAAGTTTATAGAAAAGCACACAACCAAAAAAGCCAACAAAGCCCCTAAGAACCCAGATACGCCAGAGGCGTAAATGTCCCTCACAAAAAAAGAGGTGATGACGGAGATCCTGCGAGCAGGCAAGGACTCTGTCTATTTCTCTAACAAACATGCAAAGATTTCTCATCCAAGACTTGGCATGATCCCGTTTGACATGTATTCCTTTCAGGAAGAGGTTCTTCGGGGGTTTAACGACCACCGGTTTAGTGTTATCCTCAAGGCACGCCAGCTAGGCATCTCTACTACTGCCGCAGCGTATGTGTGCTGGCTGATGTTATTCCATCGGGATAAGAATGTTCTCGTCGTAGCAACTAAAACGAGCACAGCCGCGAACCTTGTGAAAAAGGTGAAGGTAATCTATAAGAATCTGCCATCGTGGCTTAGAATCGCTGCGATTGAGACAGACAATAAGAACTCTTTTGAACTCTCAAATGGCTCTCAGGTCAAAGCATCTTCAACTTCCGGCGACGCAGGTCGCTCCGAAGCGCTGTCCCTTCTGATAATTGACGAAGCGGCATTCGTTGAGGGCGTTGACGAGATGTGGGCTGGACTATATCCAACCCTAAGCACAGGTGGTGCTTGTATAGCGCTATCTACTCCAAACGGTGTTGGCAACTGGTTTCACAGGACCTATGTGGAGGCGGAAGAAGAGAAAAATGATTTTAATCCGGTCAAGCTGCCATGGACGGTCCACCCAGAACGAGATCAGAGATGGTATGAAAAAGAGACCCGTAACATGTCAAAGCGAGAAATCGCGCAAGAGCTTGAGTGTAACTTTAATGCTTCTGGTGAAACTGTAATCCACGGTGATGATCTGATTAGAATACTGGAGACAGTCCTTGAGCCTACTCATAAGACGGGGTTTGATCGTAATTATTGGATATGGCGAGAGCCCGACCCAGCGGCAGAATATCTAGCAGTCGCTGACGTTGCTCGCGGTGATGGCTCTGACTACAGTGTGTGCCAAATATTTAATGCCAGCACTATGGAACAGGTAGCAGAATACCAGGGGAAGATAACTCCTGATATGTTTGCTCCTCTTTTGTATAGCATGGGGAGGGAATACAACACGGCGCTAGTGATAGTTGAGAACAACTCGCTCGGCAGAGAGGTGTTGAGCCGGCTGGCAGATTTAGAGTATGAGAACATATATTATAGCATGAAAGTAACACACGATTATGTGGACCAGGCCACGGCAGAAGCAACAGGCGGTATTTCAGGGTTTACGATGTCAATGAAGACTCGCCCATTGGTTATTGCTAAATTTGAGGAATTCATAAGAAATAAACTAATTACTATTAATTCAATGCGCTTGGCGAATGAGATAAAGACATTTGTTTGGCACAATGGACGACCCCAGGGGATGAGAAGTTACAATGACGATCTAGTTATAGCCACTGCAATTGGTTGCTGGGTACGTGATACGGCGATGACAGTAAATAAAAGGGAATTAGAATATAAGAAAGCAATGATCCGTGGTATGCTTGTTACGAAGAAGACTTTGGAAACTAAGATAGATGGCATGCATGGATATAAACAGAAACGACCCGCCAGGGACCTGGCAGAAGACTCAAATGGCAACAAATACGATATTTCGTGGATTATAAAGGGCTGATAAATGGCAGATTATACTAATCAGAATGATAACAAAAACACAAGAAACGAAGAGAATACTCTCTTCAAGCGACTAACCAGGCTCTTTAGTGGTCCGATTATTAATCGCAACCAACCAGCGGTTACGCGAGGTTCTCCCCGCACGGTAAAGAAATATAAGTTCAAGACAAACACTGGCAAAGAGTTTAAAAAGAAAGAATATTATAATCCGTTTTCTGGTATACAGAACAAGGTCTTGCAAAGTCGCGATAAACATCTGCGATATACCGACTTTGAACAGATGGAATATATGCCAGAGTTGGCGTCTTCCTTAGATATTTATGCTGATGAGATATCAACGTCATCAGACATAAATCCGCTTGTACACATTGATTGCCACAATAGAGAAATCAAAGAGATCATACATACCTTGCTCTATACTGTTCTCGGTGTAGAGTCAAACTTGTTTGCCTGGGCACGAAGCATGTGCAAGTATGGTGATTATTATCTATATCTTGACATTGATGATGATCTGGGGGTGACCAATGTTGTTCCTCTTCCAGTGAGAGAGATTGAGCGAGTTGAGGGCAAAGATGAAACTAACCCAAATTATATTCAATACTATTGGGCAGGTGCCGATGATCCGGGAGTAACTTTTGAGAATTGGCAAGTAGCCCATTTTAGAGTTCTTGGAAATGATAAGTATGTTCCATACGGAACTTCTATTTTAGAACCAGCAAGAAGAATCTGGAGACAGTTAATACTTCTAGAAGATGCTATGATGGCATATCGTATTGTTCGTTCGCCTGAACGCAGGGTATTCTACATTGATGTCGGTAACATCCCAGTAGAAGATGTTGAGCAGTATGTCCAGCAAGTCCAAACTCAAATGAAGAGAAACCAGATAGTAGATGAGGACTCTGGCAGAGTAGATCTTCGCTATAACCCAATGAGCATTGACGAGGATTATTATATTCCTGTTCGTGCTGGAAACTCCTCACGAATTGAGACGCTTGCTGGCGGACAGTTCACTGGCGACATTGATGATGTCAACTACTTGAGGGATAAACTATTTTCCGCCATCAAGATACCGAAGGCTTATCTTGCGCAGTCAGACGCCCAAGAGGACCAAACAACCCTAGCGCAAAAAGACATCCGCTTTGCAAGAACTATTCAGAGACTGCAACGAGTAGTATTGTCAGAGTTAGAAAAAATGTGTGTAATCCACCTGTTTACGCTGGGCTACCGCAACGAAGATTTGGTGAACTTTAAGCTAACGCTGAATAATCCAAGCAAGATAGCCGAGCTTCAAGAGCTAGAGCATCTCCGGACTAAATTTGATATTGCCGGCGCTGCTACAGAAGGTTTATTCTCTCGTCGCTGGATATATGAGAATGTATTCAAGCTGGATGACGACGAAGTTGTCCGTATAATGAGAGAACAATACACCGACGCCAAACACTCTTCCTTGTTAGAAGCCACTGGCGAAGCTATCGTCGGCGGTGAAGAGGGCTTTGGCGGCGAAGAGGGCGATGACCTTGGCGGCGGAGATGAAGATATCTTTGGAGATGAAGAAGGCGCAGCCGATGAAGGACCTCTTCTCGCCGAACCCGAGCCAGGACAAAGAGATGATGGGTACACACCAGTTAAAATAGATAGTAGAGTAAGCGGCGCTCGCCGGCGATCTGCTTCGGCTGCTGCAGGGGCAAATGTGGCGTATCCTGGTCCAAAGAGGATGTTTCCGGGACATGCCGACGGTCTCGGACCACTCTCCCGAGGCATCGCCCCATTGAACGCCGGAGTTGAGAGAGAGGAGAATCTAATTGTTCAGACGAAGAAGGACATTAAGAGACTAATTACAGAGTTGGAACGTAGGACAAGTAACAAACAGGAAGATGATGATGAAACCAAGGCATAACAAAAAAAGAAATACTGCTTTCGTTTTTGAAGCATTGTCCCGAGAAATGACAAAGGCAATTGTAAGAAAAAACTCGAAGGCGAAAGATATTATAGTTTCTATTCTCCGAGAGCATTTTTCCAAAGGGTCTATTTTAGACCAAGAGCTTCAATGCTATCGTGAGCTTCTTAGCAATCAGGTTGTGAAGGAGTCGCTGGCGACGAAGGTCTTGGACCGGGTCAAAGCGGTACATGCCTCCCTTGATAATGAGAAGTTGTTCCTAGAGCAATCTACAATGATAAAGAAAATAAACAACGCCCTCGGCTCGTCAGTGTTTTCAAATTTTGTACCAAACTATAAGTCTATTGCGACTATCGCACAGATATTCAACGATAAAACTCCAATCAGGCAGAAGGTTCTGATGGAGGAACAGATTATAGAACTGCTGAGTAGCCCAGAGAGGGCAGAAAGCGCAGATATGCCGCCAGTAGACTCTTTGATCACTCGCAGCTACGCAAAGAATTTCAACGAGAAATATGACCACCTGTTACCCGAG